CAAGCAGCAACGCCAGTGCAAGCAGGTTCTTCAAATCAACCTGCTATGTTTAATAACTATGCGTTAAAACAAGCACCTGTTCCTGTAATGTCACAACGAGATGACTTACCTGCATTTTTAGGAGAAGTTACACCGGGAGTAGGTGGTGTAGATTATGTTAACGAAGTTTATGAAAATGAAGCAGGGGCCACTGAAACATTTAGACGTTATACAGATGGTAGACTTTTAAATGCAGATGGTACTGAAGCAGTCATACCTGAAGGATATACTATTAAAACAGAAGCTGATAAAAAAGTTACTACTGATCCAACAAAGGTTAAAACAGCTACTGTGCAGGATGATGGCGGGACGGATAAGGATGACGTAGGCACAAGTTCTACTATTGCGTTTGGAGGAGAAATAGGGCCAAAAGGAGATGTAATAAATTCTATTAGAGGTAGTATATCTTATAGAGGTGCAAACTACGGAACTGGGCCTTTAGGTTTAGGTGGTATTAAAGATGTAAAAGGTTTAATGGCACGTAGTTTAAGTAGTGGAATAAATCAAATAACTGGCGGCAGTTTTGGTACTCCTATGACTTTAAATAAAGGAGAAAGTGTTGTTATTGAAAACTTAATACAATCACGTCCGGGTGTAAATAACAATGTTGATTTGGGAACTGTAGGTATTGAATTAGATTCAGATTTCTACAATACACATGTATCAGGAAAAGGTGTTACACAAAGAGGAAAAGTAGCAGAAGTAGCAAGGTTTGTGTCTGAAAGATACGGTGTTGGTAAAACCGCTGTCTATGATAAAGATGGAAAGTTAATTACTGAGGGTAGTAGATTAGCTAAAGGTTCTATATTAAGTGCTTCTCAAGTACTAGATCAAATAGATTTAGAAAAATCTCGTGCTGATAGAAAAGCAAAGGTAGAACGTGCGCAACAAACTGGTAACTATGATGAGGTTATTGCTGATGCTATCCAAGATGCTAAAGATTATTCAGAATCTGCAGGTAAATCTAGCGTAACAGGTGTTGATGATGAAGCGTTTGATGCTGGGTATGGAAAAGGTACACCTGCTGCATCAGCACCCACATCTACATCTGATTATAGTGGTTTTGATCCAAGTTCTGACATGGATGGGGATGATCCAGC